CAATCTATTGCATAATCCAAACTTTGAGTTTACAGAGTTTATTCAAAAGTTGAAGATTCAACCAACAGCTTTACAACATTGCACTGATGTAGCACAATACGTTGCGTTGATTGAGGAGATTTATAACTACAAGCGTAGAGACAAAGTAAATCTTCGTTACTAATTTGGAATTGTAAAAGGGTTGTGTATCTTTGCAACGCTACTCAGTATGAAAAACATTTCAAATCCCACCATTACCGCATTGCCATAAGCACAACCGTGCGCTGGGTAGCCTTTGTGTGTAGTGGTGGGTATTTACTTTTATGAAAGACCCGGCATTCCTTTTCTATTCATCCGATTTCTTATCGGGTGTTCAAGACCTCACGATGGAAGAACGTGGGCAATACATAACGCTACTTTGTTTGCAGCATCAGAAAGGTCATCTTACCGAAAAGATGATACGGCTATGCTGCGGCAATGCCACGGCAGATGTGTTGGCAAAGTTTCAGCAGGACGATGCTGGTCTTTTTTTTAATCAACGTCTTGAAGTAGAAGTTGGTAAGCGTAAAGCCCATGCTGAAAAGCAACGCACACGTGCTATTGATGGATGGAAAAAAAGAAAAAATCAAAACTCTGATACAGATGCCACGGCATCTACCACGGCATATGCCACGGCAATGCCTTTAGAAAATGAAAATGAAAATAGAAATGAAAATGAAATTATAGTTGAAGATGCAAATGAAAAAAAGACTACGCGCAAAAAGTTTGTGAAGCCAGATGAGAATGATGTGTACAACCTGATGGGCGAACTCAACATGCAAGGCAAGAACTTTATGACCGAAGATAAGTTGGTTACTTTCGCTCGCGTCTTCATGGATCACTACAATTCGAATGGATGGGTAGTTGGCAAAACACCGATGAAGGATTGGCAAAGCACAGTGCGCAACTGGATGCGCAAGGAATGGGATAAAATTAAAAATCAAAAATCAAATACCTATGGCAAACAATCAAATTCAACAGCAGACAGCGTTGCAAAAGCTAATGCACTTTACGCCGAAGCAGTCGCTATCAGTCGAGCACGCGATAACACAAGACCAGATTGGTCTCCTACGGAAGCTTGACAAAGAGACAACCAAAGATAAAATCATGCAGCTCGTTACGCGATGCACGCAACTAATGAACGTTCAGAACAATATGAATGGAATGCAGATTGAGTTTTGTGCAGAACAGATTATGCAGCAGAAATATTTTTACTCACTTGAAGATATCCAGCTGTGTTTAGATCGCGGTGCAATTGGTACTTATGGCACAATCTATAACCGAATCGACCCGGCTACTATCCTTGCGTGGTTTCCTTTGTATGACCAAGAGCGGCAGGTGTATGTAACTGCAAAGAAAAATGCTGAGACACAAGCCAACAACATCTACGAAATCTTTGCACACCCGCAAATGAATGAAGCAATGAAGGATGTTGTAACAAAATTAGATGCGAAAATGTTACAGGAGCCGGTGCAGGAAGTCAAACGCGATAAGCCGTCCGAACTTGAAGTAGCGTTAATGCGCGAGTACGATGAACTGCCACAGTGGAATAATGACCAGCGTTTCCGAGTTTACAAAAACAAACCCTTTCAGTTTACAGAATATAGATACGAACGCTACCGCGAGCTGATTGAAAACCAAAATGAATACTGACATGGAAAAGACGAAAGATGATGCCGTTCATGTAGGCTTTAAAAAAGCGATAAGCAATGATTATAAATTGAGAAAAGTCTGTAAAAATACTGAACACGATTTGTATTATAGCGGATGGATGGATTGCTACAATTGGATTAATGGATGTGACAAATGAAGGACTACGATAAGCAGCGCGAGATTGAACTGCTGCGCAAACTATTTGTGTTGACAGCTAAGCGAAGTATGCGACCATCAATGACTGATAATGTTGCAATGCGTCTTATCTTTGAGGAGTTACATTTGCTTACAGACAAAGATGAATATAAGCTATGACAATAGGTGAACTTTGGGATGCACTGGCTCAATATCCGGATGATACAGAAGTGTTCATCGGATTCATCAACGGCCATAGCATCGACGAAGAACCATTCACAATAGCAGAAATCAGCAACATGCGAGGGAACATCACAATCGCTTTTATGATGGATGATATAAACATAATCAATAATTAAATACAATGAGTAACTATCAATTAAAGGAAGGGCAAGGAAGCCTTTTCAAAAACACAAAAAAAACTTCACCTAATCAACCTGATTCCTATGGATCAATAATGATTAACGGCAAAGAATGGCGTGTATCAGGATGGACAAAGCAAGGTAAAACGGATAAGTTTATTTCGTTGCAGTTATCTGAACCACGTGAACAAACGTATTCCCAACCTCAGGAAAACGATGCGAATGATTTGTTTTAAATGATTGAGTATCTACCGAAACAAAACGAAGCACTGCGCGTATTGGGTAATTCACACCCAGCACGTGTGGTGCTTTTCGGTGGAGCAGCAGGCGGCTCAAAATCTTTCATTGGTTGTGCATGGCAAATAAGCCGCAGGTTCAAGTATCCCGGCACGCGAGGGCTGATAGGCCGCAGCAAATTAGATACCCTTAAAAAGACCACGCTTAAGACTTTCTTTGAGGTAGCGCACATGTTAGGGCTAGCACCTAATGAACACTACACGATCAACAATCAAACGCACGTCATCACGTTTGCAAATGGCAGCGAGATAATCTTAAAGGATTTGTTTGCGTATCCGTCCGACCCTGAGTTTCATTCACTAGGAGGTCTTGAATTAACTGATGCCTATGTGGATGAAGCTGCGCAAGTATCAAAGCGGGCCATTGACATTCTCCAGTCCCGCATCCGTTTTAAGCTACGTGAATTTGATTTGCCACCGAAGATGCTACTCACATGCAATCCGTCTAAGGGATGGCTTTACAATGAGTTCTACGCACCACATAAGATGGACAACCTGCCCGCACATCTTGCATTCATTCCATCGCTGCCGACCGATAACCCACACCTGCCCGAAAGTTATATCGAAACGCTAGAACGTTTGCCCGAAATAGACAGGCGAAGGCTGCTTTATGGTGATTGGGAATATGATGAATCAGTTGACAACCTGTATCAGTACGATGACCTGGTGCGCTGCTTCCGGGATGAAGAAAGCAAAGGCGAAAAGTATATCAGTGCCGACATCGCACGACTAGGAAAAGATAGAAGTGTGATATGCGTTTGGCATGGATTGCACTTAATAGAGATTCACGAACTGCGCAAGCAACCAATCACGGCTGTTGTTACCACCATTCGGCAACTATGTGACAGGCATAGCATCAAACTATCCAACGTTATATGCGATGAAGATGGCGTAGGTGGTGGTGTAGTCGATAGCCTCAAGTGCCGGGGCTTCCTTAACGGGGGCAGAGCCAAACAACCAGACCGATATGTAAATCAGAAAGCGGAATGCTATTTTAAGCTCGCAGAATTGATTGAGCAGAACAAAGTAATCTTCAAAGTGAATCAGTTCCGTGATGTCATTATTCAAGAACTGGATATGATACGGCGCAGGCAGCCCGAAGCCGATGGCAAACTCGCAGTGATCAGTAAGGATGAGATAGCGCGTATGCATGGCAAGAGTCCTGACTATGCAGATGCGATTATGATGCGTGTTTACTTCGAACTATTCCCGAACTACGGCAGCTATTCGTGGGCGTGAGATGGTTACAATCTGTAACCGTTTGCAATTTTAACAATTTTTAACAATTGACATTTGGTGTGTAATTAGTTACCCGTGTATATTTGTGCCATCAATCAAACATTAAAACACAAAGCAATGACAAACACAAATCAATACGGAATGGTAACAGTAAGCGAATCAAACGTATATGCTGTAATTGAAAAAATGTCAACTAATACTTGGATGGTATTATGTCCATCTACTCGCCACACTTTTTTTGCTACTAACACAGAAAGAAAAGCAAACAACTATCTGCAAAAATTATTGAAGTGCGCAGGTCGCGCATAATCAAAACAGGGGTGCGGCTGTAACGCACAATTTTTAAATCTTAAATCACAAGCAATATGAAAAACACATCTACTATCATTCGCTACGTTATCGGCGCACTAATCGCATTTGCAATTCTTAACTATTGTCAAGAGTTGAATGATTGCCTGATGCGCTACTAATCACTATCTTCGTAAACATCAAAATCAATTTAATCACATGAGTTATCACAAAGACAATTTGGAGGCACTGCAAAAATTTCAGCAGCTGCTCAA